CTCACGGCGCAGGTTGTCAAAAGCTCCCTCACCCGTGGCGGTGAGGAGTGGGAAGTAATCGAGCTACCTGCCATCATGCCCTCGGGTAAACCCCTGTGGCCTCAGTTCTGGTCTCTGAAAGAACTTCAGGCCCTTAAAGACGAGTTGCCGGTTCACAAGTGGGACGCGCAGTACATGCAGCAGCCCTCCGGTGCCGGGGGCTCTATTATTAAGAGGGAGTGGTGGCGAGAGTGGGAGAAAGAAGACCCACCGGAGGTTGACTATATTATACAGTCGTGGGACTGCGCATTCTCAGCCAAAGAGCGGGCCGACTACTCTGCCTGCACCACGTGGGGCGTGTTCAATAAAGAGAATGAGCACGGCGACAAGATGCCTAACCTGATCCTGCTTGATGCGTTCAAGGCGCGGATCGACTTTCCCGACTTGAAGAAGAAGGCACTAGAGTTATATAAAGAGTACAACCCGGACACCTGCATAATCGAGGCAAAAGCGTCAGGTACTCCGCTAATTCAAGAATTGCGTAGCATGGGAGTCATGCTTTCAGAGTATACTCCGTCAAGAGGCTCCCGAGCGGCGAGCAACGACAAGATATCGCGTGTCAATTCAATAGCAGATTTGTTTGCAAGTGGCGTAGTATGGGCACCGCAGACGCGGTTTGCTGATGAAGTTATCGAGGAATTCGCATCTTTCCCTGCCGGAGAGAACGATGACTTGGTAGACTCCTGCACGCAGGCCCTGATGCGGTTCCGTCAAGGTGGGTTTATTCAATTACCGAGCGACGAGAAGGACGCTGAAGAGTATTTCAAGTCTCGCCGCCGCCTAGCGTACTACTAAAGGCTAAAAATGGCTGTAAATATCGAAAATATGGGTGATTTTGAGGCAGAAATGCCCGAATTAGAGGATGAAGCCCTTGATTCTGTCGAAATCGAGCTGGAATTGCCCGATTTGGAGGACGAAACCGACCCAGATATTGAAATTTTGCTCAGCGAGAGCGAAATCGACACCGAAAACGAAGATTTTGACGCAAATTTGGCCGAATCTATGTCGGAAAGCGAGCTTTCTGGCATCGCAGATGACATCGACGAGTTAGTAACGGCGGACATTAATAGCCGAAAAGACTGGGCGGATGCCTACGTAAAAGGCTTGGAAGTGCTTGGGCTCAAGTATGAGCAGCGCACAGAGCCGTGGGATGGCGCGTGTGGCGTGTTCTCCACCGTGCTGACTGAGGCGGCTATCAGGTTCCAAGCCGAGACAATTATGGAGACTTTTCCGGCTCAAGGGCCGGTAAAAACCCAGATTATTGGCGAAATTGACGAAATTAAAGAAGAAGCGGCGGATCGTGTCAGAGACGACATGAACTACCAATTGACCGAGAAAATGACGGAATACCGCTCAGAGCATGAGCGGATGCTGTTTAGCCTCGGACTCGCCGGTGCCGCGTTCAAAAAGGTCTACTTTGATCCGTCTTTGGATCGCCAAGTATCGCTATACGTCTCCGCTGAAGACCTGATCATGCCGTATGGGGCGTCAAACCTCCAGACTGCTGAGCGTGTTACGCACATGATGCGTAAGACCAAAAACGAGATCCGCAAGCTTCAAGTAGCGGGTTTTTACCGTGATGTTGAGCTTGGGGACCCCGTAAACATTGCAACCGACATCGAGAAGAAGAAAGCCGACGAGCAAGGCTACTCTATTACTGACGATGACCGGTATCAGACCTGCGAAGTCCACATCGACTACGACCTGCCGGGGCACGAGGACCCTGACGAGATCGCCCTGCCGTACATCATCACGTATGAGCGTGGGACTCAGAAAGTTTTAGCAATCCGTCGCAACTGGAACCCAGATGACCAGAAACGACTCAAGCGACAGCACTTCGTGCAGTACAACTACATTCCGGGGTTCGGAGTGTATGGCATGGGCCTTATTCATATTATTGGTGGCTATGCTCGCGCAGGTACTTCTCTTATCCGTCAGCTTGTCGATGCTGGCACTCTCTCTAACTTACCCGGTGGACTGAAGACACGGGGGCTGCGGATCAAAGGTGACGACACGCCCATCTCCCCCGGAGAGTTTAGGGACGTGGACATTCCTAGCGGAGCGTTGAAAGACAACGTAATGCCGCTGCCGTACAAAGAGCCTAGCCAAGTTCTGTCTGGTCTGTTGGACAAGATCACGGAGGAAGGTCGCAGGCTTGGTGCGATATCGGATATGAACATCTCCGACATGAGCGCAAATGCGCCTGTCGGGACCACGTTGGCTCTGCTTGAGCGCACGCTTAAAACGATGTCTGCCGTGCAGGCACGGGTGCACTTCTCGATGAAGGAGGAGTTCAAGCTCCTCAAGAACATCATCCGAGACTATACGCCCCCGGAGTATAGCTACACGCCAGACTTCACGTCTGACCGCAAGGTCAAGCAGGCTGACTATGACATGGTGGACATCATCCCCGTGTCCGATCCCAACTCGTCAACTATGGCGCAGCGGATCATGCAGTATCAGGCTGTTATACAGTTAGCGAGCACCGCGCCTCAGATCTACAACCTGCCAAACCTGCACCGGCAGATGATTGAGATCCTTGGTATTAAGAATGGTGAGGACTTGGTTCCGGTCGAGGACGACGAGAAGCCTCGTGATCCCATAAGCGAGAATATGTCTGTGCTCAAGGGTAAGCCCGTGAAAGCGTTTATCTATCAGGACCACGACGCGCATATTGCAACGCACAATTCGTTTATGCAGGACCCCATGATCATGAAGCAGATGGGTCAGAACCCTCAGGCTCAGATGCTGATGGCATCCATGCAAGCACACATTGCTGAGCACCTAGGGTTTGCGTATCGCAAGCAGATTGAGGACCGGATGGGCGTGCATATGCCAGCGCCAGATGCCGAGATGCCTCCAGAAGTTGAGGTTCAGTTGTCACGGATGGTCGCACAGGCCAGCCAGCAGCTACTTCAGATCCACCAAGGCCAAGAAGCTCAACAACAGGCGCAGCAAATGTCGCAAGACCCTCTCATCCAGATGCAGCAGGCTGAGTTGCAGATCAAGCAGCAAGACGTGCAGCGCAAGGCTCAGAAAGATCAGACTGACGCTCAGATTGCTACGGCTAAGCTCCAGCTTGAGCGGGATCGGATCGGGGTTGACGCAAACATTCGCGCTGCACAAGTCAGAGCGCAAGCTAACCGCCCACAGGGGAGATAAATGGACGAGAAGCTATTCCGATATTTACAAGAGCGCAACTACAACAGGCGGGAGGTCATCATGGACTTCTTGAGTTCTGGGGGCGCTAAAGACGTTGCAGAGTACCGCGAAGCGGTTGGAGTCATCAAAGGTCTACTCCAAGCAAATCAAGACCTTGAGGAAATTTTTGAACGGATGAAGGAATTTGAAAATGAATGACGCCGTGGATCTGTCGCTGTTGCTTAACAAGACCGAAGAACAGAAAGCTACACAGCTACCCCAGCCCAAAGGCTATAAGATCCTAGTGACATTGCCTGATATTGACGAGGAATTTGAGAGTGGGATCCTCAAACCCTCTCAAGTCATGTATCACGAGCAGCTTCTAACCAACGTGCTGTTTGTCGTTGAATTGGGCGACATGGCTTATTCCGACGCCACTCGGTTCCCCACCGGCCCTTGGTGCAAGAAAGGCGACTTCATCATGTGCCGCGCCAACTCTGGTACGCGCTTCAAGATCCATGGCCGGGAGTTCCGTCTAATTAATGACGACTCAATTGAAGCAGTGGTTGAAGATCCCCGTGGCATTGGCCGCGTAAACTAAGGAGATATCCATGGCTGATATGGAGAAAGACGACTTTAAGTTCCCCGATGAAGTGGAAGTTAATGCAAAGGACACCAGAGACGAGAAGGTCGAGTTTGAGATTGAAGACGACGAAGCACCGGTAAAGCTAGAAGTTGTCGATGACACCCCTGCCGAGGACCGTGGGCGCAAACCCATGGAGGACGAGCCCGATGAGGTCACCGATGAAGAGCTATCTCGGTACAAGGACACGCGCCTGCGTGATCGTCTGTCGCATCTGAGCAAAGCCCGTCATGAGGAGCGTCGCCATAAAGAGGCCGCGTTACGTGAGCGGGAAGAGGCTATTAGTATTGCACAGCGCATTTTGGCTGAGAATGAGCAGCTAAAGAGTTCCATGGGGAATAACCACAGGGTTATTCTGGATCAGGCAAAGACGGTTGCCGCGCAGGAATTTGCTCAAGCTAAAGCCCAATTCAAAGCTGCATACGAGTCTGGTGATTCCGAGGCGCTAGTCTTAGCGCAAGAGGCATTCACTAATGCAAAGCTCAAAGCTGACCGGATTGAAGCGGCACGGCAAAAATCTTTGCAAGAACGCGAAAATGTGGTACAAAGCAATCCACAGCCTCCAAGTCCTGCGAGGGAGGCCCCGACTGTAGATGAAAAAGCCGTTCGGTGGAAAGACCGTAATAGCTGGTTCAACAAAGATCGGGAGATGACTGGCTTCGCTCTCGCAGTGCATGAGAAGCTGGTTGAAGAGGAAGGGATTAGTCCTCAGTCTGACGCATATTACGAGCGCATCGACGCCCGTATGCGTGAGAAGTTCCCAGAGAAGTTTAGTAGTCAGCCCAGACGGTCGAACGTAGTGGCCCCGGCAACACGCAGCACTGCGCCAAAGAAAATCGTGCTGAAGTCGAGTCAGGTCAACTTGGCGAAACGTCTCGGAATCCCGCTTGAGCTTTATGCCAAGCAAGTCGCTCTGGAAATGCGGAAGGAACGTGCTTAAATGAAACCAACCCAACAAAACCGTGATGATCGTGCCGTTGAATCCCGCGTAATGGCGGAGCGTCCAAAACAATGGGCACCACCTACACTGCTTCCTGACCCTAAGCCCCAAGATGGCTGGGACTACCGTTGGATTCGTATTTCAACTTTAGGGCAAAACGATCCTACAAATATCTCCGCAAAACTCCGTGAGGGCTGGGAGCCGGTGCGTGCGGAAGACCACCCCGAGGTCCACGTCTATGGCGATGCAGATGCACGTTTCAAAGACAATATTGTGATCGGCGGGTTGATGCTTTGCAAGACACCTAGTGAATTCATTCAACAACGGACTGAGTACTACCAGAAGCAGACCGATGGGCAGATGAATTCGATTGATAGTCATTTCATGCGCGAGAACAATCCAAAGATGCCTCTCTTTAAAGAGCGGCGTACTGAGGTGAGTTTTGGTAAAGGTAATTAATTTTTAGGAGCTTTAAATGGCTTATCCGGTTATTAATGGCCCATACGGGCTAGTGCCGGTCAACCTGATGGGCGGTATTCCGTTCGCTGGGTCTACCCGGATGATTCCGATTGCACAGAACTACGCGACGAACCTGTTTAACGGCGACGTTATCGGTCTGTCTGGTGGTAACGCAGTCATCACCCCTTACAACGCTAATAGCTCGTCTGCTGCCGCAGCGGGTAACATTGTTGGCGTGTTCTTGGGCACCCAGTACCCCGGTACTAGCCCTATCTTTGGTAATCTGCAAGCGCAGTACTACGCAGCTAGTACTAACCAGCCCGGCATGATTGCTTATGTTATGGACAACCCCACCGCGCTGTTTAAGGCATGTGTTGTTACTCAGGCTCAAGGCTCGGCTAATACGCAAGCTAACACCGGCACGACGGTTGGCTACATGTCGCCACGGTTTGTTGGAACGAACGCCTTCCTCGTCGCCGGTAATTCCGGTAGCACGACGACTGGTAACTCAGCAATGGGCGTGTCCGGTGCTAACCCCACCGTGTCTAGCTCTGTAGCTGGAAACATCGTTCAGACGGTTGGCACTGGCTCGGCAACTTCGCCTTGTTTGCGCGTTGTTGAGTTGGTTCGGGAAACAGCCGTTACGGTTGCGACCACCCTGTCGAGCAGCCCATCGAACGCAACCACTTTCACCGTTGCTTCTACTACCGGTATCCAGCCCGGAATGGCAGTAACGATTGGTGGCACCGTGTTCTCGGGCGCAAGCACCGCACCGTTCCCAACGCTTTCAACTTTGGTTGTCACCGGCGTTGTGACCAGCACTTCAACGATTACCGTTAGTTCGGCAGTGACCGCCACCTCTGGCGCATCTGTTTCGTTCGTCGGTTTCCCAGAAGTGATCGTTGGCTGGAACTTCGGTTACCACAGCTATCTGCTCGCCGCTGGCGTCTAAGGAGTAAATCATGGCTATTTCACGCGCCCAACTACTTAAAGAACTGCTTCCGGGCCTCAACGCCCTGTTCGGTCTTGAGTATGCTCGCTATGGCGAGGAACACAAAGAGATCTACGACACCGAGACCTCTGAGCGTTCATTTGAAGAAGAGACCAAGCTTTCGGGCTTTGGTGCTGCGCCGGTTAAAAACGAAGGTCAGGCAATCTCGTACGACAACGCACAAGAAGCATGGACCGCTCGTTACAACCACGAGACTGTTGCGATGGGCTTCTCGGTTACCGAAGAAGCAATGGAAGACAACCTGTATGACAGTTTGTCCAGCCGTTATACCAAAGCATTGGCTCGCGCAATGTCGTACACCAAGCAGGTCAAAGCCGCTAACATTCTGAACAACGGTTTTAACACCGCGTTTAAGTATGGTGACAATCAACCCCTGTTTAGTACGGCTCACCCGCTGGTCTCTGGTGGTACTAACAGCAACACCCCTTCGACCGCTGTCGATCTTAACGAAACCGCTCTTGAAAACGCAGTGATTCAGATCGCTGCGTGGACGGACGAGCGTGGTCTGCTGATCGCCGCTAAGCCGAAGAAGCTGATCATCCCGCCTGCTCTGATGTTCGTTGCTACTCGTCTGTTGGAAACCAGCCTCCGTGTTGGCACTACCGACAACGACATCAACGCACTGAAGAACAACGGTTCGATCCCTGAGGGTTACACCGTTAACCACTTCTTGACCGACACGAACGCATGGTTCCTGACCACGGACGTTCCTAACGGTTTGAAGCACTTCGTGCGTGTGCCACTTTCCACTTCGATGGACGGTGATTTTGATACCGGCAACGTGCGGTATAAGGCTCGTGAGCGTTATTCGTTCGGCGTGTCTGATCCGCTCGGCATGTACGGCTCGCCCGGTTCGAGCTAATCAATCTAGCCTTTGGCTGATTGGGGGGCCCCTTCGGGGGCCCTTTTTTATTGCGCGTCTCCAAAAACAGTGCTATAAAGACTCATACCTAGACCCCCCCGACTTGCTGACTGACTAGGCAGACTTCCCTCAAGAGACAGCAAGTTTTGATTTGAGGAAATATTATGGGTTTCGCTTCCCACCTTGGCCCTTGGCTGCTTGGTACGAACAAGTACACCACCGGCACGACCGCTGGCACGATCCAGAACATGGGCGCAACTACGGTTGCCCAAACCGCTACTACGTCGGTTAATGACACGACTGCGACTCTTGAGTTTTGCATCCCTGCTGGTTCGCAGATTGTTGACTTTATTGTTGACATCACGACTGCATATTCTGGCACGACGGGTAACACCATCACTATTCAAACCGCTGCGGGTAATTCGCTTGCTACGGTTGGCGGTGCAACCACGACCCCTCTAGCTGTTGGACGCGCAACGACCACTTACACGGGCGCTCAAGTCGGCACGATGCTCAACGTCGGTTCTACAGACTTGCTTGTGTATGTAATTTACGCTTGCGCTGGTACAGCCAGCGGCGGCGCTGCAACGATTACTTGCCGATACATCGTCAAAGGTTCAGACGGCGCGATGTATCCGACCAGCACCCAAAACTAAGTAGGGGGCTGCTATGCAGCAAACTGATGTAAAAAGCACACGCCTGAGCGCTTCAGGTTCGGTGTTTGCTGGACGGGCGCGTATTAAAGGGATTGCCATCTGTGCAACTGCAAGCACGACTGGCGTCCTTGTTTTGCGTGATGGCGGCTCTGGTGGTGCTGTGGCAATTGAGTTAGACATCCCGTCTAACACAAACCCCAACTCGTTTTACTTGTTAATTCCGGGTGAGGGCGTTCTTTGCGCCACTAACATTTACGCTTCAATCACTGGCCTTGCCAGCGTGACGGTGTTCTATGGCTAAGTCCCCGGCGTGGCAACGCAAAGAAGGTAAGTCCGAGAGTGGCGGTTTGAACGCCAAAGGAAGGGCTTCTTATAACGCTGCTAATCCGGGCAAGCCGGGACTTAAACGTCCCCAGCCCGAAGGCGGGTCTCGCCGTGATTCATTTTGTGCCCGCATGGAAGGCATGAAGAAGAAGCTCACCAGCGCAAAGACCGCCAAAGATCCAGACTCCCGCATCAACAAAAGTCTCCGTGCTTGGAAGTGCTAAGTGGAAAACCAACTCTGGAATATCATTTTGTCAGTTGCCACGGGGGCAATCGGCTTTATCGTGAAGAACCTGTTCGACGAGTTAAAACGCCTTCAAGTGCTGATTAACAAAACTCGCGAAGAAGTTGCCAAAGAATATGTTACCAAGACACAACTAGACGCAGACATCAACCGCATCTTTGACCGCCTTGATCGTCTTGAAAGTAAGATTGATCGGCTTATGGAGCAGCACAAATGAGAAAGCTCAAAAAATTTAAGCGTTTTAGCGAAGGTGGTCTTGGTAGTAGTGAGGGGGAAGGCGACCCCTTTGCTAAAAAGACGGAATTTGATCCCGAGCGTGTCGCAAAGGCCCGGAAGAACTTTGCAAATTTTTTTATGGGGCGTCGGTCAGAAGACGAAGCGTCTGCTCCGATTGAAGAGCGAAAGCCTCCGGAATCTAAAAAAGAAGCTAAACCAAGTTGGTCCGGTGCGGGTGACAGCGACGCTGCTGAATCCGCAAAAACTTCGCCGGTTAAAACTCCCAGCGTCGCCCAGCAAATGAAAGACCGGGAGAAGGGTGGGCCAAATGAAAGGGCTAATTATGGGGCAGATGGCAGGTCGTCATCTAAGTATTTTTCACCTTTTGCTTACGGCCCAGATTACCTAGCCGATGGTAATGAAGGAGTAGACTCGTTCACATCCACCGGAAACTCTAAAAAAGCAGAAGCGTACCGTCAGTCTTTAATGCCGGTCAGCAAACCCAAACCCAAGCCACCGGCCCCTGCCGCTGAAAAAACCCCAGCCGCTGCCGCTGAAAAAACCCCAGCCGCTGCCCCCAAAACCAGATCTGCCAAACCAGAAGACATTCCCGGTACGGATGTAGAAACCCCATACAAAGGGGAGAAGGTTGACAACACAGGTTTGGCCGGTAAGCAACTTGCTCAATCCACACTAGGTGCTACCGCAGTTGGGCGCGGCTTAGGTGCCGGTGTTCGTGGCGCTATGGGTCTGGGTAGGATGTTTGAATCCGCGACTAAGCCCACGCCCAAAGTCGAACCAAAACTTGAATCTTCTGCGCCTACAACTCCACGCGGTGGAGATCCCCGTGCCGCAGCTAATCGTCGCGCAGCCGAGTCTGAAACCAAAGAAGCTCCGAAAGAAACTCCAATTCGCGTAGATCCGCGTGCCGCTGCCAATCGCCGTGCAGCCGAAGCCAAAGAGGCTCCAAAAGAAGCTCCTACTCGCGTAGACCCTCGCGCCGCAGCTAATCGTCGCGCAGCCGAGTCTGAAGGTAAACAAGCTCCAAAAGAAGCCCCTAAAGCTAAATCGACCGCTGATGACGAAGTGGCGCAAGAAGCTGCTAAACGCGCAGCGGCGAGTCGCCCTAGGGTTACTCCTAAACGGCAAGAAGATTCTGCAAAGTTTGGTGGGGGTAAAGGCACTCCTAGTAAGGCTAAAACTAGAGCAGAAGTTAAACCTACGTCAAAGAAACTTAAAAATCCTGTTGGCGAAAAAGAAGGCCCAACCGTGGATAAAGTTCTTGAAAGTAAAGGACTTTCAGCCAAGAAAGGCGGCAAGATCCCAGCCTTCAAGAAGGGCGGTCTGGTTGGTCGCGGTGATGGTTGCGCCCAGCGTGGCAAAACCAAAGGCAGGATGGTGTAATGCCTAGCCACAGCAAGAAACAGCACAACTTTATGGAGGCGATTGCCCATTCGCCTTCATTTGCTAAGAAAGCTGGTGTTCCTCAGTCTGTAGGTAAAGACTTTTCAGCGGCTGATAAAGGTCGCAAATTTTCTAAGGGTGGTGAAATGGCTGAATCCCGTGCAATGATCGGCAAAGAAGTGGCCTTCATGAAAAAGAAGGGCGCCCCTGCTTCCATGATCAAACATGAGAAAGCGGAAGCTAAAGGCTACAAAAAGGGCGGCTCGATTGACGGCTGCGCTCAGCGTGGCAAGACCAAACTCAAGCGGCCCAAGATGGCTGGCGGCGGTATGTGCTAATGCTATCTAGCCGTGGCATGGGCAAGATTGACCCGTCCAAAATGCCGGGTAAGAAGACGATCACCCGCAAGGATGATCCGAATCAGGTAGCCATGTACGCTGAAGGTGGTCATGTAAACGAAGCGGGCAACTACACAAAGCCCAGTCTTCGTAAGCGGATTGTGTCTCAAGTGAAGGCTGCGGCGACTCAGGGTACTGGGGCGGGCCAGTGGTCCGCGAGAAAAGCACAGCTTGTTGCTAAGAAGTACAAGGCGGCTGGTGGGGGGTATAGAGATTGAAACCTCCACAGCAGTCTCTTAAAGACTGGGGCGACCAGAAGTGGCGCACCAAGAGTGGTAAACCGTCGAGTAAGACTGGCGAACGGTACTTGCCGGAAGATGCAATTAAGAGTTTGAGTCCGTCTGAGTACGCCGCAACAACCAAAGCCAAACGTGCAGGTAAAGCGGCAGGAAAGCAGTTTGTAGCGCAGCCCAAAACAATCGCAAAGAAAACCGCTAGGTTTAGATAATGGCAATTTCCGGAGTCGCCAACTTTGACATGAACTTCACGGAACTCGCTGAAGAAGCGTGGGAACGTGCGGGGCGTGAGATGCGTACCGGCTATGATCTTCGGACGGCGCGGCGCAGCGCCAATATCATGATGGCCGAGTGGGCTAACCGTGGTATCAACATGTGGACGATTGAGTCAGGCTCAATCCCAATGAACACGGGAACTGCGACGTACAACTTACCGGCGGATACAGTAGACCTGCTGGAGCACGTGATCCGCACAGGGTCAGGGAACACCGCCACTCAATCAGACCTGACCATTACCCGGATCAGCGTATCTACATACGCGACTATCCCAAATAAACTTAGCCAAGCGCGACCAATCCAAGTTTATATTGACCGTAAGCAAGATGTCCCTACAGTCACCGTCTGGCCTATTCCAGATCAGGGTACAACTGCTTCTCCCTATTACACGTTTGTCTACTGGCGGTTGCGTCGGATGGACAACATCGACACAGGTAGTAACACGGCTGACGTAAACTTCCGGTTCCTCCCCTGCCTCACCGCAGGGCTGGCTTACTATATAGCCATGAAGATTCCTGAGGGGATGCAACGCCTTAGTATGTTAAAGGCTGAGTACGAATCTCAGTGGCAGTTGGCTGCGGACGAAGATCGGGAAAAAGCAGCGGATCGTTTTGTACCTAGACAGTATTTTATCGGTAGCAGCTAATGGGTAATCGGTTCGCCTCTGGCAAGATCGCTATTGCCGAATGCGACATGTGCGGGTTTCGGTACAAGTTAAAGGATCTCAAAAAGCTAGTAGTTAAGACCAAGCTAGTAAATATTAAGGTCTGTCCTCAGTGTTGGACGCCGGATCAGCCACAGCTACAGCTTGGTATGTATCCAATTGATGATCCTCAGGCACTAAGGGAACCACGGAAAGATCTTAGTTACTATCAGTCTGGCATTAACGTGGCAGGATTTCCGTCAGAAGGCAGTAGAATTTTTCAGTGGGGTTGGAATCCGGTTGGTGGGTCTAGGGGGTTTGATGACCCACTAACGCCAAACTATTTGGTTGCAACGACATACGTTGGTACAGTAACGGTCACGACATCATAGGAGTCCATGATGGACAAGAAAGAAGTTAAAGCTATCGCGGACACGGAAATCCGTGGTCACGAAAAGCGTATGCACCCCGGCGCAAAAAAGATGAAAGCCGGTGGCCCGACCACGGACGACCGCATGAAGTACGGGAAGAATTTGTCTCGTGCCATGAACCAGCGCAGCGGCGCGAGGGGGCGGTAATGGGTGGCTTCAGTATGAAAAAGGGCGGTAAAGAAGTTGGTCCCGCGTCTACTTATGCCAAGCCGCATGACATGACTGGGAAAGCTGGTGTCGACCTGAGTAACAGCGGCTACGGTAAAAAGTCTCGCTCGATGAGTCTTGACGACCTGTGCGTCAGCGTTGGCAACGTCTCAAGCAGCGAGTGCCCACCACCCAAGACCTCTGGTATCCAGATGCGGGGAACTGGTTGCGCTACTAAAGGCAAAATGTCTCGGGGTCCGATGGCATGAACTACGCCGATCTGTGTGTAAACATCCAAGATATTACGGAGAATTCGTTCACCGCTGATCAATTGGCTATGTTTACGCAGCAGTCGGAGCAGAAGATCTATAACACGGTCCAACTGCCCAACCTGCGGAAAAACGTGACCGGCGTTACGGCTTCAGCCAATAAGTATCTGGCTTGCCCGAATGATTTTTTATCCGCATATTCTTTAGCGGTTATTAACGCGTCGGGTAATTATACTTTCTTACTGAATAAAGACGTTAATTTTATTCGTGAAGCGTATCCAAATCCAACTAGCACCGGGCTCCCAGCCCACTACGCTATTTTTGGTCCCCAGTCCTCACTACCGACAGAGTTGACGTTTATTCTTGGCCCGACTCCAGACGCTGTATATTCGATGGAGTTGCACTACTACTATTACCCACAGTCTATCGTAACTGCCGGTACTACGTGGTTGGGCGATAATTTTGACTCTGCATTGCTAAATGGTGCGCTGGTTGAAGCTATCCGGTTTATGAAGGGTGAGCAAGAACTAATTGCGGTTTACAAAGGTATGTACGACAACTCGCTGGCGTTGCTCAAACAGTTGGGTGATGGTAAGGATCGTCAGGATGCGTACCGTAGCGGTCAGGTCCGCGTAGAGGTTCTTTGATGTCTATTATCCAGACTCAGACCACTAGCTTTAAAGCGGAGTTATATCAGGCAATCCATAACCTGCTAACAGACACGCTTAAAATCGCTCTGTACACGGGCGACGCTACGCTTAACGCGGACACCACTGCCTATTCCACTACTAACGAAATTACGGGTACGGGGTATACGGCTGGGGGTGTAGTAATTACTGGGGTCACAGTTAATTCCTCGGGGTACACGGCGTACGTTAGTTTTAACAACCCTAGCTGGCCCGCTGCTTCATTCACAACCCGCGCAGCGTTGATATACAACTCTAGTAAAGCTAACCGGTCTATCGCCGTGCTGGACTTTGGGGCAGATAAGACGGTCTCTGGTAATACGTTTACTATTACGCTCCCCACTAACAACGTGACAGACGCACTAATCCGGTCTTCTAATTGAGGTATACATGCTAGTAAGCACAATTCACGGCGAGATGGACGACTCCTTGCTGGAAAAAAAAGAAGGTTCGTTGGATAATGATATTGAGTTCACCACATGGACTGAGTATTGGCTCAACGATGAGTTGGTTCACCGGTCTGTTCACGTCACACTAAAAACTTCTCCATTTACGGCGCTAGAAGCCGCTTCGATAGGATAAATCATGGCTAATACTCAAAGCATGTGCACATCGTTCCTTGGCGAATTGATGACTGCAACTCACAATTTTGGTGCTTCTCCCATCCGAGGGGCGTCAACCGCAGACACGTTCAAAGCTGCACTCTATCTTGCTTCGGCAACGATTAACGCTGCGACCACTGCGTATACAGCTACCGGTGAAGTTACCGGCACAAACTATACGGCGGGCGGAGTAACTGTAACAAACGCAACGGCTCCGCTGTCTTCAAATACGTCAACAACTGCTGGTACGGGTTACTGGACGCCATCTGCTTCAATTGTTTACACCACTGTCACGCTTTCAACGGCGTTTGACACGGTGTTGATTTATAATTCGACGCAAAGTAACAAGGCGGTTAGTGTTCATACTTTTGGCTCACAGACTGTGACCGCAGGTACGTTCACGTTGACGATGCCAAGTAACACGACCAGCACCGCTCTGATTCGTTTGGCTACAACCTAAATCATGACCGTCTCGTTAAAGCACGCTTTCACAAGCCCAAAGACGGACGGTGTAGACGCGACCCTTGTTCAGCCATCGAATTGGAATGCCGAACACTCGCTTCAATTAGCGACGAATCGGCTTCTTGGTAGGACCACCGCCGGGACTGGGGTAGCAGAAGAGATTTCTGTTGCTGGAAGTCTTACCCTTTCTGGCGGTGTTTTAACGGGCACAGGTGGCGGGGGAAGCCCCAACCTTGACGGCGGAACGCCAACAAGCAACTTTGGCGGGATTACCGCAATTGACGGAGGTACGCCGTAATGGCCGTTCAAATTCAGCTTAGAAACGGAACTGCGTCGGCGTGGACCTCGGCTAACCCTACGCTTGCTGTTGGCGAGATGGGTGTTGAAACTGACACCAACCGCTTCAAAATAGGTACTGGTTCAACCGCGTGGAATAGCCTTGGGTACTCGGCGGGTTTTGCCTATAAAGGCACTTGGTCAGGCGCAACTGCGTATGTAGTGAACGACATGGTTTACTACAACGGGTCCAGCTATATCTCTATCCAAAACGGGACCAACCAGAACCCTGCAACACAAACGGCTTATTGGAGCTATGTTGCTGTTGCCGGGACTAATGGTACTAACGGGACCAATGGCACAAACGGAACCAACGGAACGTCATTTACTTGGCGCGGTACTTTTGTTGGTGGGACAAGCTACGCGGTCAACGATAACGTCTATTACAGCGGTTCAACGTACATCTGTACGGTTGCCACATCAAGCGCGACGGTTCCACCATCGCTACCGGGGAACTGGTCATTATTGGCTCAAGCGGGGTCAATGTCTGGGCC